AATCTAAGATAGAATATTGAAAATGAAATTAGATCACTTAAATGACGAGACGATAAAAGAAATCTTAATGATTCAAGATCGTCTGAAAATTATAGATGCTAAATCAGAATCAAGAGACTCCTTTTTAGGCTATATAAAACACGTCTGGCCTGAGTTTATCGAAGGGGAGCACCACCGATTATTCGCGCAAAAGCTAGAAGATGTTGCGAAAGGCAAAATTAAAAGATTAATTGTCAATATGCCACCCAGACATACCAAGTCTGAGTTCGCTTCAGTCTACTTCCCCTCTTGGTTTATGGGACTCAAACCAAATACCAAGATCATGCAGACCACGCACACCGCGGAATTATCTGTGAGATTTGGTAGAAAGGTAAGGAACCTTATGGATCAGAACGAATATAAACAATTATTTGATGATTTTGGTTTATCTGCCGATTCCAAATCAGCTGGGCGATGGGAAACCAATAAAGGTGGCGAATACTTTGCGGCAGGTGTGGGTGGAGCTATTACTGGGCGTGGTGCCGACTTGTTAATCATCGATGACCCACATTCAGAGCAAGATGCTATGTCGCCGTCGGCTTTAGAGAATGCTTGGGAGTGGTATTCTTCTGGACCGCGACAAAGATTACAGCCGGGAGGCTCAATCGTCATAGTCATGACGCGTTGGAGTACCATCGATCTTACTGCTAAATTGATTAAACGTATGTCCGAAGATAGTGCTGACCAATGGGAAGTACTAGAGTTGCCAGCGATTATGGATTCTGGCGAACCACTTTGGCCTGAATATTGGAAGATCGAAGAATTGGAAGCTGTCAAAGCTTCTATTCCAGTAGCTAAGTGGAATGCTCAATATATGCAGAATCCAACCAGTGAAGAGGGCGCCATTGTTAGACGTGAGTGGTGGAATATCTGGGAAGATGAAGAACCGCCACCAGTTGATTATATTATTCAATCTTACGATACCGCTTTCTCGAAAAAAGAATCGGCTGACTATTCAGCGATTACTACTTGGGGTGTGTTTCGTCCGAGTGATGACGCCCCGGATTCAATAATTCTTTTGGATTCTAAAAAAGGTCGTTGGGATTTTCCAGAACTCAAGGGAATCGCCTACGACGAATACCAAATCTGGAGTCCCGACATGGTCTTGATTGAGGCTCAATCGAGTGGGACTCCTTTGACTCAAGAGCTGAGAATGATGGGCATACCTGTAATTAACTTCCGACCCTCGCGAGGTAACGATAAAGTTACTAGAATGCACTCGGTAGCACCGATGTTTGAATCGGGTATGGTCTGGGCACCAGAGATGGGCTTTGCCGATGAACTTATTGAAGAATGTGCTGCGTTTCCGTTTAGTGAACACGATGACTTGGTAGATTCCATGACACAAGCTTTAATGAGATTTCGTCAAGGTAATTTCATCTCGCTTGATTCGGATGAAATTATGGAAGATAATGACTTCACGAATAAAGTTTATTACTAGAGGATTAAAAGATTATGGCTAGAATTACAAAAAAACCTGCAAAAAAAATTACAACAAAGTCTGTAACAAAAGCAACAAATAAAGTAAAGAAAACTGTTAACAGTCCAGCCGCTAGGAAAAGAAATCCTAAACCAGGTTCAGTAAAAAGAGTTCAACAAAGAAGACAAACTGCAGCCGACAGGTTAAAGAAGCCTTTAAAAAAACCTTTAACAAAACCTTTAACAAAATCTTTGAATAGCAGAGGATCTCAAAGAAAGCCAGTTAACAAATCAACCAACAAAACAAACCTCCCAACTCAAAAACCAACTCCTAAAAAATTACCTGGAAGACTGGGTAAGATAGCTGCTGTTGGTACAGCTTTAGGCGCTGGAGCTCTAGCTTTAATGCGTAAAAAAGATCCTACTTTCGGCGAAGCTTTCAAAAAAGCTAGAAAAGAAAAAGGACCTAACTCAACTTTTAATTACAAAGGTAAAAAATACAGCACGGTTACTAAAGACCAAGTTGAAAAAGCTGGACACAGCACTTTAAGATCTTATCTAAATGCTGGCGGTAAAAAGAAAAAAACTGGTTTAACAACTAAAAGAAGAAAAACTGGCGGACCACCTTTAAGACGTAGGAGATAATTATGTCAGTAACAAAATTAGCAAAAGCTGCTGCAAAAATAAGACAAGCAAGATTAAAAAAAGCTGAAGAAGCGGCAAAAAAAGTTAGAAAAGAAGGAAAGTCTTACGATAAAAAAATAAAGAAAAATATAGTAAAAGATATTTCTAAAGGAAAAAAGCCAGCACCTGCTACTATGCCGGGTCAACCAAAAAAACCCATGTCAAAAAATAAAAAACTTGGCGCTTTAACAGAAGGTACAAAAAAGAAAAGAAGAGACGCTAGAATAAAACGTATGGAAAGAGCGGGTCCTTTAGGTTTAAAAAAACCTAAAGATGAAATGCCTTTAAAATTTGGCGCAGGTGGTGTAGTTAAAAAAGTAGCTTCAAGTTTAATAAACAAATACAAACCAAAAATAAAAAATCAAAAAGAAGATTATGGTCTTTACAGCAAACAAGACTATTCTGGCGTAATTAAAGAAGCAGAAAAAACTAAAAAAAGAATACAAAGAAACAGAAAAGTAGCAGGCACCGTCGGCGGAGTAACAGCTGCAACTGTAGTAGCGAGCAACGTAAAAGATAAAAAATAATTTTTTATGTCAAAGAAGATTGAGGATCTCTCTTACGAAGAGACGATGGAGAAGATTACCAATATCACAAATTATTTAGAGAAAGATAATCTCAGTCTTGATGAATCTATCGAAGCATTTGCCTATGGGGTAAAACTTAGCAACCATGCTAAAAAATTGTTAAACTCTGCTGAAGATAAAATGAAAAAAGTCTTAGACAAGGAGCACGTAGATGACTCAAAAAAACTCGAAAGTAAAAATATATTTGACTGAGTTTAGGGTACAAGGTGAAAACACAATTTACGAAGGACCTAATATATTTGCTAGTAGCTCAGAAATAGCAGAAAATATAGCGGAACAGATGGGAGTTACTGTAGTTGGGGAATTACAAGATATAATTTCTCTTTACGATGACTTGTACGAAATATTTGATAAAGATGAAAGAGTATTACACTAATGGCAGATATAGATAAAGCAATAGGTTCTGATGATCTAATAGATTTAGAAGTAGATAATCAAGACAAAACAATTAACGTCGAAGTACCAGAAGACATCGAGATAGATTTATCTGTCTTCGAGCGCGGGGAAGATGGAACCCTAACCTTTGGTTCGGTGTTAACGCCAGATTTATCAGAACAATTCAATGACAACTTAGCTGAATATTTAGAGCAAGATGAGCTCGATGATATTTACAGTGATTTAGTTGACGCCGTAGAAGCCGACAAATCCTCACGACAAGGTTGGGAAGATACTTACAAGGAAGGTTTAGAAACTTTAGGAATGAATTATGAAGAAAGGTCACAACCTTTCGAGGGTGCCTCTGGCGTTATGCATCCATTGTTAGCAGAATCGGTAACTCAGTTTCAAGCACAAGCTTACAAAGAAATACTACCATCGAATGGTCCAGTAAGAACTCAAGTAGTTGGTGCTAAAAATCCAGACAGTGAAGCACAAGCTGGTCGTGTTAGTGAATTCATGAACTATCAATTGATGAATGTCATGGAAGAATACGATACTGAAACAGATCAAATGTTATTTTATTTACCATTATCTGGTTCGGCATTCAGAAAAGTTTACTACGATCAAAATTTAGGCCGTGCTGTTTCTAGATTTATTCCAGCAGAAGATTTAGTTGTGCCTTATGCCACAACTGATATTTATAGTGCTGGCAGAATTACGCATATCGTTGATATGTCTATGAACGATATTAAAAAATTACAACAAGCTGGATTTTACCGAGATGTCGATATATCTGAATCAATGATAGTCGATACCGATACAGATTCTATCCAAGAAGAAATAGATGAATTGCAAGGTGTCGAACCTAGCTATGGCGAAAGCGATCAATGTGAACTTTATGAAGTGCATACTGACTTAGATATTCCAGGGTATGAAGATGTAGATGCTGAAGGTGAACCTACAGGAATTAAATTACCTTATGTGATTACGCTTTCAACTACTACTAACGAAGTATTATCGATTAGAAGAAACTACAGACAAAACGACCCATTGAAAAAACGCATAAATTATTTTGTGCATTATAAGTTTTTACCGGGTTTAGGTTTCTATGGATTTGGGTTAACTCACATGATTGGTGGGTTATCAAAAGCGTCAACATCTATTCTAAGACAATTGATAGATGCTGGTACATTGTCTAACTTACCAGCTGGTTTTAAAGCAAGAGGTATTCGTATCAGAAACGATGACCAACCGCTACAGCCGGGCGAGTTCAGAGACATGGATGCTCCAGGCGGGAGCTTACGAGATGCTTTTGTCCCACTGCCATTTAAAGAGCCATCTGGCACTTTACTTAATCTGCTAGGTACCTTAGTAGATAGTGGCAGAAAATTTGCAGCCTTAGCTGAAATGCAAATAGGTGACGCTAACCAAAACATGCCAGTTGGTACTACCGTAGCTTTACTAGAGCGTGGTACCAAAGTCATGTCAGCAATCCATAAAAGATTGCATTCTTCACAAAGATTTGAATTTATTTTATTAGCCAAAGTATTCGCTGATTACTTACCACCAGAATATCCTTACATGAGTTCTGCTGGTGACGGCATGATTAAACAAATGGACTTTGATGAACGCGTAGATGTACTACCAGTTTCAGATCCAAATATTTTCTCCATGAGTCAGCGTGTTATGTTGGCTAATGAAATATTACAAGTCGTAAATTCAAACCCAGAGATTCATGGCATACAAGGTATCTATGAAGCGTATCGCAGAATGTATGCTTCGATGGGTGTGCAGAACATAGAACAGTTATTGCCACCACCGCCACAACCGATGCCAACTGATCCAGCAAGTGAAAACGCTTTGTTGATTAAAGGGCAACCTTGTCAAGCCTTCCCTGGACAAGATCATGATGCGCACATCAATGTGCATATCTCATTAGCACAAACAAGTTCAGTAATGATTGAGCCTATTATCATGACTAACATTCAAGCACACGTTTATCAACATGTAGCTTTACGTGCCGCTGAGATTGTCGACATGCAAAATATGCAAGACCCAGAGTTTATGCAAATACAACAAATGCTTATGGAAATGCCACCAGAAATGGCTATGCAACAACAGCAAAAAATAGATGAAGCGATTGCGAAAGATGTGTCACAAATTCAAGCTGGACTGATGTCGCAAATCAATATGGCATTTGTGCCACCAGCGCCACCAGCAGACCCATTGGTAGCTTTGCGTGATAAAGAATTAGATATTAAGGCTCAAGATGTAGAACGTAAGAGCCAAGAATTTGCAGCTAGACAACAATTTGATGCTATGCAAGCCATGAAGCAAATGGAATTAGCTAGAGAAAAATTAAATGTTGCTAGAACGATTGCCGAGATGAAAGATGATTTAGGTCGTGATAGATTAGATTCTAGCGCTAGAATAAAAAAAGCAGAATTGCTGATAAAGAATAGAGGAAATTAATGAATGTGATAAGATTAAAAACGCTAGGGCCTAGTTTTCAATCTTCTCCCCTTGGCCCTAGCACCTTAAAAGGCTATGGCAATTACTAGGTCACAACTTAAAAAGACCACTAGAAAAAGTCCAAAGGGCAAAATGCCCTCCAAAAATAAAAAGAATTTTAGACCTACTAAAAAAGGTGCAGGTATGACTGCAGCAGGAGTCAGAAAATATAGGAAGCTGAACCCCGGTTCTAAATTAAAAACTGCCGTAACTGGCAAGGTGAAGAAGGGTAGTAAAGCAGCTAAGAGACGTAAATCATTTTGTGCTAGATCAGCTGGACAAATGAAGAAGTTTCCTAAAGCAGCTAAGAATCCTAATTCAAGATTAAGACAAGCAAGAAAAAGGTGGAAGTGTTAAATGGCTACAAATACTAGAAATAAAAAAACTGTAAAAAAAGTTGTTAAAGCTTTAAACAAAGCTAGCAAAACTCATGCTAGACAAGCTAAATCTTTAAGTGCTTTAAAATTAAAAAAAGGCGGTAAAGCTAAAAAGAAAGGCGGTTCTAAACCAACTAATCCAGCTTTATACGCTAGAGTAAAAGCAGAGGCCAAACGTAAATTTAAAGTTTATCCTTCAGCTTATGCTAACGCTTGGTTAGTTAGAACTTATAAAAAACGTGGTGGCGGTTACAGAAGTTCGTAACTAATATGAGAAGCCTTCATTTTCTGCTTCCTGAAGCATTACCAAATAATATTATTGAAGATATAAAAAATATGGCGTTACAGTTCCCAGAGGAAATGGGAGTGATTGGCGGAGAAATAGGTAAAAATGCTACGCAAGATAAAGATCTTAGAAGGTCTCAAATTCGTTGGATAGACCCACGTACAGACGATACAGCTAAATTAACTAATCTTTGTACTAATTTATTTTGTGATGTTAATAGAGAAATTTTTGGGCTAGATATTGAAAGAATATTTAATATTCAATACACAGAATACTTAGCAGCTAACAAAGGTTTTTATTATAGACATATAGATAGTTTTGCAGGCAGAGGAGAAATGTATGATAGAAAACTTAGTATGACCATACAGTTATCTGATTCAGATGAATATGAAGGAGGTGATTTTGAATTCGATAATGATATTTTAAAAAATCCTCCTGATAGAAATACTTTAAGAGAGAAAGGTAGAGTTTTAATTTTTCCTTCTTTTATACCGCACAAGGTAAATCCAGTTACTAAAGGAATTAGAAAAAGCCTAGTGACTTGGATAGAAGGACCAGCTTGGAGATAATCATGGTAGAAAGTTGCAGGAAAAACTCAACAAGTTAAAATATTTGCACAAGGAAAAAAATAATAAGGAAAAAACATGGCAAAGCCTAGCGGCGGATTAACAGAATGGTTTGGTAAAGGACCCAAAGGCGATTGGGTTGATATTGGCGCACCAAAGAAAAAAGGTAAGTTTCAAAAGTGTGGTCGAGCTAAAGTAAAAGGTTCTAAAAGAAAATATCCTAAATGCGTACCCAGATCAAAAGCTAAAAGCATGACAGCTGCACAAAGAAGCAGCGCAGTTAAAAGAAAACGTGCAGCTGGTAATCCGGGAGGCAAACCTACCAACGTAAAAACTTTCGCTAAAGATGGCAAACTAATACGAAAACACCACAAAGGTTGTGGTAAAGTGATGTCAAACAGAAGGAAGAAAACTAGATATTCATAAAAATTAATGGCAGAAGATCTCAATTTAGCCGAATGGCTATTAAAAAAAATTAGACAAAGACAAGAAGATATACTTGAAACATTGGGTGCAGGTAATATAAAATCCGTTGAAGATTACAGATTTCACATTGGTGAGTTAACAGCACTTCGCACCATGGAATCTGAAATAAGAGAAGTGCTGCAAGAAGAGGATTAACGATGACCGAACTAGCAGTTCCTAACCACATCGCAGAAGAAAGAAAAAAGGAAAGAGAAGAAGCAGCAAGATCAGATGTAGATAAAGCTTATGTCAAAACTGAAGACAGAGTTTTAGATCCTACATTGCTAGATAAATCATTACTTGAAAGAATGCCTAATCCCACTGGCTGGCGTATATTGGTTTTACCTTACAAGGGTAAAGGCGTAACCGAAGGTGGCATACACTTAACCACATCTACTTTAGATCGAGAATCTTTAGCTACAGTAGTTGCCTATGTTTTAAAAGTAGGTCCTACCGCATATAAAGAAGACGATAAATTTGAAGGCGAGGCTTGGTGTAAAGAAAAAGATTGGGTATTGATTGGCAGATATGCGGGAGCTCGCTTTCGTTTAGAAGACAATCACGAAGTAAGAATTATTAATGATGACGAGGTAATCGGTACCATTAATGATCCCGATGATATTAAAACTTTATAGGTGATTTATGGCTGAACAAGAATATGCTTTACCAGATATTTCAGAAGAGCAAGTAGAGAAAGCTGCTTTACCAGTTGGTAAAAGAGCTGATCAAGAAGCTTCTGATGAAACTAAGTTCATTGATCTTGAAGAAAACAAAGATGAACTTAAATCTATTGAAGAAGACACTATTCAAGAAAACTTTGAAACCAGTGACAAGGTAGTAGAAGAAAACAAAGACAAAGGCGAAGTTGAAAAGAAAGCTGCTTATGCACAAAACAGAATTAACAAAGCTGTTGCTCAAGCAAAAGATTTTCAAAGACGCGAACTTATGGCTGTGCAATATGCTAAACAGCTAGAAGAAGAAAACAATAAATTAAAAGCGACCAAACAATCTTTTGAAAAGACTATGTTTGATAGTCGTAAGAGCGAAACTGATTCAACTATTGAATTAGCTAAACAAGCTCACAAACAGGCTGTTGAGGCAAACGATGCTGAATCTATAGCAAGAGCTACTGAATTATTGAGTACTGCTATTGCTGAGAAAAAATATATCGAAGCATCTGAACAAAGGAGCCAGTTTGAAGCAGATTATGACCAAGCGGTAACTCAAGAAGTTGAGAGCCCACTTCCAGAACCACAACAGGTTCAAGAATATGCAGAGCCTTCTCCGAAGGCACAGTCATGGGCAAATAAAAACTCTTGGTTCGGTCAAGACCGAGTAGCCACTACTGTGGCCCTTACTATTCATGAGCAATTAGCTAATGAAGGTTTTGATTTAAACTCAGATGAGTATTACAATGAATTAGATAACAGACTTAGGTCGGAAATACCTAATAAGTTTGATAACAACGTGGAAGCTACAAAACCCGTCCAAACCGTTGCTTCACCATCACGCACTACATCGACTGGACGCAAACCAAGTAATCGAGTGGAGCTCTCTCCAAGCGAGCAAAGACTAGCGAAACGTTTAGGCGTTTCATTTAAAGATTACGCAATACAAAAAGCGAGGTTACAGAAATCGTGAATAAAGAAACTAAAACTGAAAAAAGGGCACCTAGAGCTGAAGAATCTAGGGAAACAAAAAAGGCTAAGACTCCTTGGAAGCCGCCTTCCATGTTAGAGGTTCCTAGTGATCCTCCAGCTGGTACGGTCTACCGATGGATAAGAGCCGAGACGTTAGGTCAAGAAGACCGAACTAATGTTTCCAAAAGATTCCGAGAGGGCTGGGAGCCAGTGAAACCAGAAGAAGTTCCTGGTTACGATTATCCAACCGTCGATGATGGTCGTCACGCGGGCGTCATTGGAGTGGGTGGTTTGATACTCTGCAAAATAGACAAAGAAATTGTCGAACAAAGATCTGAGTATTTTAGTCAAGCCACACAAAATCAAATGACGGCAGTGGACAATGACCTTATGCGTGAAGAAAACCCTGCAATGCCTATCTCTAGGGAAAGGAAAAGCAAGGTTACATTTGGTGGAGGGGGTAAATAACTTCCTCTGATTTATTAATAGTTTGGAATTTAAAGTCGAAAAAACATGGCAAACGAAACTACTAAAATGGGATTAATCCCTGTTAGAAAAGTCGGTGGACAATCATGGACTGGCGGCCAACAAAAATACAGAATCGCGAGTGGCGCGACTACTGCTATTTTCCAAGGTGATTTGGTAACTCAACTTACTGCGGGAACTATTGGTAGGCATGCTGCCTCTGGTACTGTACCAATTGTTGGAGTCTTCAATGGCTGTTCATACACTGACCCTACTAGTGGTGAAACAGTATTTAGTAACAGTTACCCCGGCAGCATTGCTGCTAGTGATATTGTTGCTAATGTTATCGATGACCCAATGGTTCAATTTTCTATTCAATCAGACGAGGCTTTCCCCGTAACTGATTTGTTTGGTAACTTTGATATCGTTGATTCATCTCCTGTCGGCGACACAAAAACTGGAACTTCTAATATGCAATTAGATACTTCAACTGGTGCTACTACAGCAACTTTACCTTTGAAGGCTATTGACATTTCACAAGATCCAGAAAATTCCGACGTAGCTAGCGCAGGCACAAACGTAGTAGTGGTTATTCAAAACCACATTATGGGTGCTAAAAGCGCTGGATTAGCGTAGAGGTTTAATAATGGCAATTTCTAGAGCACAATTAGCGAAAGAATTAGAACCAGGATTAAACGCCCTTTTCGGTTTAGAGTACAACAGGTACGAAAACGAGCACGCTGAAATCTTTGATACTGAATCTTCTGACAGAGCGTTTGAAGAAGAAGTATTACTAGTAGGTTTCGGAAATGCTCCAACTAAAGCTGAAGGGCAAGGCGTAAATTTTGATACAGCAATGGAGTCATACACTGCTCGATACTCTCACGAAACAATTGCATTAGCATTTGCTTTGACTGAAGAAGCTATCGAAGATAATTTGTATGACAAACTTGGCGCGAGATATACTAAAGCATTAGCTAGAAGTATGGCTCACACTAAGCAAGTTAAAGCTGCTTCTGTATTAAATAACGCTTTTAACTCAAGCTTTACTGGTGGTGATGGGAAGGAGCTTTGTGCTACTGATCACCCATTAGCAAGCGGCGGAACTTTTGCAAACGAACCTAGCACTGATGCTGATTTGAACGAAACTTCATTAGAAGCGGCGTTGATCGATATTGCTAACTTTAAAGATGACCGAGACATGATCTTGGCTCTTCAAGGTATGAAATTAATCGTTCCTACAAATCTACAGTTCGTTGCTGATAGACTGTTACAAACACCTGGTAGAGTAAGTACTGCTGATAACGATATTAATGCTATTAGAAACATGGGAATGTTACCTGATGGCTATGTTGTAAATCACTTCTTGACAGATACAGATGCGTTCTTCCTCAAAACTGATTGCCCAGATGGGTTTAAACATTTTGAAAGAACTCCTTTGTCAACTGCAATGGAAGGTGATTTTGATACTGGTAATATGCGTTTCAAGGCTAGAGAAAGATATTCATTTGGTTTCTCTAACCCAAGAGCAGTTTACGGATCTAAAGGAGCTTAATCTTAGTACTGATTTATAAGAAGTAAATCCCACTTTTTAACTCAAGGGATAAAAGAAAGGCATCGACGGATGCCTTTTTTTTTGGCAGAAAAATTGCTATCCTATGACAACTAGGATTAATTTTCCGTTACTGACTGACCTAGCAGACTCGCCAAGACAGTAACACTACGGAGGTAAAAAATGGCAAACTCAACTTTTAACGGTCCAGTTAGATCTGAGAATGGTTTTAAAACTATTATCAAAGATAGCACAACTGGCGGATTAACTAATGAAATGACTATGTCAACTTACAGCACTTCTATTACAATTGCTGCTTCTGGAACTTCTCACAAAGAAGCTTCTATTGGAATACCATCAAACTTTATTCCAATGGGTGTAGCGATAACTGTAACTGGTGCCGCTGCTAACGCAGTAAATTTAGTAGATATTGGTACTGATGCAGATACTGATGGTTTTGTAGATGGAATCTCAATAGCTATTAACTCAACTGGTTTCAAAGGGTTCTTCCCTTGTAACGGAGTTTTAGGTATGTCTGGTGGTACTACAACTGCAGCTACTGAAACAGCTGATGAAGTGGAAGTAGTTATTTCTGGAACAGCAGGAGCTGGTGGAGTAATCGCATTAAAATTCTTTGGAATCGCGTCTGACTCACCAACTGCATAATAGGAGCTAACTATGGCAACTTCTGATGTTATAACAGCTTCTGTAACTTCAACTGGCGACATGACCACTAATCGTTCAAGACTTCGCGGTTTTGTAGTTTCAGGTGGAGCTTCAGATGGCACAGTTACTTTTAAAAATACTAGTTCAGGAGCAACACTGTTGGTGTTGCCCGTGAATGCTGACACTACAGAAACATTAAATATTCCAGACAATGGCGTATTGTTTTCTAGTGGCATACATGCAACTTTATCTAACATAGATAGAGTGACTATATTTTTTACAGGTTAATAAGGAGCATTAAATGGTTTATAAAAAAACTAAAGGCTATGGCAAAGGCGGCATGGCTAAAAAAACTAAAGGCTATCGTAGCGGCGGTATGATGAAAAAAACCAAAGGCTACAGAGCTGGTGGTAAAGCAACTAAAGGTTACAGTAGAGGCGGCGCTGCTAAAAAATAAATAAAAAGAAGATTGAGGTATAAATGCCATATTTGATGAGCAATGTCCCATACTTTAAATGTTGGGTCAGAAGAGAGTTCACATGTAATCATTTACGCTATCATGGAGAGTATTTACATGCGCTAGCAATAGCCGTAAATACTATCCCTGATAGATCACTGAGCTTTCAAGTTGTCTTTACCGGGTGCGAGATAGATGACGAGGATTGGAAAGAAGGCAATATTCACGGCGGTGCTATGTGGGCAAGAATGCCTATTCAAGCATTAGTAGCTGATGTACCTTTAGATGAATGGCCAGAACCTATGGAAGATCATTTGTGTCAACCATGGGATTGTGAATCTAGACATCATTCAATCATAACTATGGATAGAGTAAGTTCTTCGCCATGGATGTGTAAGATCGATAATAAATTTTATCAAGGTAAATATTTATTTACTGTAGATTACACAGACCATGAGATAGCAGATGATCCTGCTCAACATAAGCAATCACATGTGATATATTTAACAGACGCTGGAAAGTGGACTGGTAATATAGTTGCACTTCCTAACAATAGAGTTAGAGCAACTAGCCCAGCTTTGTGGAGAACTGGCGAAGGAGCACCTGATTTTACTCCTTCACAGCATCTGCATTCTGCTGAAGGTCATGAAAGTTATTTAGATCCTAGGATAACTTTTAATAATTTATATAGTGATGAGGATTAAACATGGCAACATCAAACAGTACAGACTTTGAACCAAATGTCGCAGAGTTTATTGAAGAAGCTTATGAAAGATGTGGGTTAGAGTTAAGAACTGGATATGATTTAAAATCTGCAAGAAGATCTATTAATCTTATGTTAGCTGAGTGGGCTAACAGAGGATTAAATCAATGGACAATATCTGAGGCCACACAAACAGTTACTGAGGGCACTAGAGAATATACTTTAGATTCTAGCGTTATAGATGTTTTAGATGTAGTGTTAAGAAGAACCGAAGGCTCAACTACTACTGATACACAAATGTCTAGAGTAAGTAGAAGTGAATACATAAACATTCCAACTAAAGGAACCAAAGCTAGACCTAATCAATATTTTTTAGATAAACAAAATACCCCGGTTTTAAAAGTATGGCCAGCCCCAGAAAATTCTACAGATATTTTAGTTTTTAATAAAATGGTAAGAATGGATGATGCTGACAAAGCAACCAACACTATGGATTTACCATTTAGATTTTATCCTTGTTTTGTAGCTGGCTTGGCGTACTACTTATCTATGAAAAGAAACCCACAATTAACAGAACAATTAAAAATAATATACGAAGAAGAATTTAGAAGAGCTGCTGATGAAGATGGAGATCGAGCATCTTTTAGAATCAATCCTTCACAAAGTTAATAATGGCTTACGCAAAAGGTAAACAAGCATACGGAATATGCGACATATCTGGGTTTAGATACAAACTAAAAGATATGAAAAGAACTTGGGACGGCTTATTAGTGGGTCCTGATCAATGGAGCCCAAAACACCCTCAATTAGAACCAAGAACTCATGCAGCTGATCCAGAAGCTTTATTCAATCCTAGACCAGATAGAACAGAAGATGGCGGGACTGGTTTTGTTGTTGTAACTGCACCAAGCATAACAAAAAACTTTTCTATGTTGTCTAGTACTATTCCTAGCAAATTTGAATTAGCTAAATTATCTGGCAACCTAGGGGATATTAGTGTCCTTGAAAATAGTAGGCCGCCAATATCTGTAGACTTGTCTGGAGTATCTGCAACTAGTTCTTTAGGAACAACAACCGTTACGGGTAACATAAGCACAACTGTTGACGTAACTAGTTCACAATTACTTGGATTAACTGGATCAATAACTGTTACTTCAAACTTTACAGAATACGAAGTTAGGGTAGCTTCTTTTGGAGGCGGTAATAGATACTTTATAGATAGTGTTGTCTATCCTACATTAAATTTATCTGAGGGCAGTACTTATAGATTTGATCAATCTGATTCATCTAATTCTGGGCACCCATTAAGATTTTCTACTACTGCCAATGGTACACATGGCGGAGGCACAGAATATACAACAGGAGTTACCACTAACGGAACACCTGGAAGTTCGGGTGCTTATACACAAATAACTGTAGCAGTAGGAGCTCCAACACTTTATTATTACTGTACTAATCATTCTGGCATGGGAGGTCAAGCAAACACTCCTTAGTTTGATATAATTTAATTATGACTTATACACAGCTACAAGATTTAATTAAAAACTTTTGTGATAGCACAGAAACTACTTTTGTTAATACTATTGCAGACTTTATTAAAAATTCAGAAGAAAGAATATTTCAACTAGTAGAATTTGATTTTTTTAGAAAGAATGTAACTGGAGTATTTACTGCTGGAAATAGATTTTTAACAACACCTTCAGATTATATAGCCAGTTTTTCTCTAGCAGTATTGGATTCTGGCGGGGATTATCATTACCTTTTAAAAAAACATCCTACATTTATGCAAGAATATTCAGAAGATCCAGCTGATACTAACTTGAGAGGATTGCCTTTGTACTACGCTGATTTTGATAAAGAACTTTCTACAGCATCTAACAATGGATCTACCATAACAGTAAGTCCAGTACCAGATGCAAACTACAATGCAGAACTTCATTATCTTTACAAACCAGCTTCTTTAACTTCTGGTTCTGGTAGCGGTACTACTTGGCTATCAACAAATGCAAGAAGCGCTTTGCTATACGGTTCTTTAGTTGAGGCTTATACTTTTTTAAAAGGAGAACCAGACATATTAGCTCAATACGAAAAAAGATTTATGGAAGAAATAGCAAGACTTAAAAATAGAGCAGAGGGCAGAAGTAGAAGAGATGAATATAGGGCTGACGCACTAAGAACAAATGTAACTTAAAGAGAAAAAAATGGAGAAGATTCAAGAACTTCAAGGTAAAAAAATAGCTTTAGTTGGCTTAGGTAAAAGTTGGTTTGACTTTGCATTAGCTAGATCTAACGGTGAGCAGTTTGATGAAATATGGGTAATCAATGCTGTAGCCAATGTAATTAAACACGATAGAGTTTTTATGATGGACCCAGCTTCTAGGTTTTTAGATAGCGATGATGCTGGGTTACAAACCAACGGCATGAAAGAAGTTTTGTTAAGTCATCAAGGCCCTATCTACACATGTGAATTAGATGATCGTTGCCCAGGATTAGTTGAATACCCAATCGAAAAAATAGTGGCAGAAAATAATTCTTTTTATTTAAACAACACAGTTGCCTATGCAATAGCTTTTGCTTATTGGCACAGAGTTGGTTCTTTGCATTTATTTGGTATAGATTTTGGTTACAAAGGTAATTTATATTTTGCCGAAGCTGGTCGAGCTTGTTGTGAATATTGGTTAACTAATTGTATGAATGTTGGTATAGAAGTAGGAGTAGCGGCCTCTAGTTATTTACTAGATACAGCAGTAGAGCCAGAAGAAAAACTTTATGGCTATCATAGACTGGAAGATCCTTTAATAGTTGATTATGATTCTGAAAAACAACAATTAAAAGTAAGAAAAAAAAGTGCTAGAAAAGAAAAACAATACACGCCTCAGCCAACCTTTGTTGGTAGAGAAGATGATAAAGCAGAGATACAATTAAAAGAAATCATAGAAGAAAGTCACAACGAACCAAAAAAATGGTAATGAAAATAACTCCAGACGGAATGCCTCAGTTAGGCGTAGTAGAAACAAAGACATCAAATTTTGGTGGGCATCCTCCAGAATTTTGGGCAGAAAGATTAACTGAAAAAATAGTTGGTTACTCTGAAGATAACGAACCGCATGTTACAGAACAAGCAAAAGCTTATAGAGAACAAATAAAACAAGTTTGTTTAATTTATATAGAAAATGCTATAAAATCTTACAAAGCTACCTTGATTCAAGAATTGAGTAAAGGTGGTGAAGAAGAACTAGCTAAAATTGTTTTAAAACTTTAGCTATTTTATGAGGAAAAAAACATGGCAATAACTTCAACTTTAACTACTAGTTTTAAAAAAGAACTATTAACTGGTGTTCACAATTTTACTAACAGTTCTGGTGATACTTTTAAACTAGCTTTATATACAAGCTCTGCTACTTTAGGCGCAACTACAACTGCATTTTCAACTTCACAAGAAGCCAGTGGTACTAACTATACTTCTGGAGGAGCCAACCTAACAAATGTAACTCCGACTAACGACGGAACTACAGCGATAACTGATTTTGCTGATCTTACTTTTAGTACGGCTACTGTTACTGCTAGAGGTTGCATGATCTATAACAGTTCTGATTCTAATAAGTCAGTGGCTACTATAGATTTTGGTGGAGATAAAACTTCTACTGCTGGAGATTTCACAATAGTTTTCCCAGCGGCAGCAGCTAGTACGGCTATTATAAGAATAGCTTAGGAGGAGAGCATGGCTCTTGTCCTAAACGATAGGGTAAAAGAAACTACCACTTCTACTGGCACAGGCACCATAAATTTAGCAGGTGCTGAAACTGGTTTTGAAACTTTTGTAGCAGGTATTGGAAATTCTAATACTTGTTATTACACAATATCTCATCAATCGGCAAATGAATTTGAAGTCGGTTTAGGGACAATTACTGACGCTACTCCCGATACATTAGCAAGAACTACAGTTATTAGTAGTTCTAATTCTGACTCTGCTGTAGATTTTTCCGCAGGAACTAAAGATGTATTTTGTACATTACCTGCAAGTAAAGCTGTATTTGAGGATGCTTCTAATAATGTAGCGATTCCTTCTGGAGGGGTATCTGTTGGTGGTTCAAGCTTAGACCCATTATCTTTAACTTTTACAGGAACAGGTTTAGCTTTAAATGAAGATAGTGGTACTGCATTTTTTCAAATAGATAGTGGTAATGGTTCAAGAATAGACTTTGGAGTAGGTGGAACTAGAAATTTCCTTATTTATAGTGATGCTAGTAATTATGCAGAATTTAAAAGAACAACTAACCACCCAATCCTTTTCGGCACAAATAATGCTGAAAGGATGAGAATTTTAGGCGGAGGAGGATTACAACTTGCTGCAGGTAATAATATATCAAACGCTTCAGGAGATTTAACTTTAGATGTTGCAGGAGATATTATTCTTGATGCAGATGGAGAAAATATAATCTTCAAAGATGGGGGTACTGAAAGAGGTCAAATAGATTTAGGCTCAGCAAACTTTACACTTCGTGCTTCTACATCAGACAAAGACATGATATTTAGAGTCAATGATGGTGGCTCTGAAATAGTAGCATTGACTATAGATGCGTCAGAGGCAGGAGCTGCAACTTTTAATAATAACGTCACAGCTTTCTCAGATGAAAGACTTAAAGATAATATTGAAACACTTGAAGATGGTTTAGATAAAGTAGAACAACTTAGAGGTGTCACTTACACCAGAGACGAAAAAGAAAACATAGGTGTTATAGCTCAAGAAGTAGAAAAGATATTACCAGAAATAGTATTAACAGCAGATGACGAAATGGGTACTAAGTCTGTAGATTACAGCAGATTAACAGCAGTATTGATTGAAGCTGTAAAAGATTTATCAGCTAGAGTAAAAGAACTAGAGGATAAATAATGGCAATACCTGCAAGTGGTTCAGTGTCATTAAGTACAATACAAAGCGAATGGGGCGGTGGTAATCCTATTAGCATGAGTGAATACTATTCAGGAAGTTTGGCTAGTAATAGCTTAGTTTCTAGTACATCACCCACTGTAGCTACCTCAACTGGAAGTCAGTATTTTCCAGCAACACCAGGAAGCAAAGGTGTTCCAGGAACTGCTGCATATACCTCATACTATAGGCAGTACGGTTTTAAAAATAGCAATGTAACTACCATACCCTTAGGTGGTTTTGGCTCTGCTTCTGCAACGACTACTAAAGTAACTGGTATAGATCAAGTAGGAGAGGCAGGACAAATACCTTCTTCGGGAGCTATACAATTTAATCATTTTAGAGGAACAACTGGCTCTGGCACATCAACCAATCTGGTGATGTATGGATTTGTTTTATATCATGCTACTTCAACTCTTTCAGGAGGAAGTGCTTCGAGCGGTTTTGGAAATTATTCTCCATATCTTTGGGTATCAGGTCATCATGGAACTACTGGTACTTTAGGAAATAACTGGTCTAATGTGCCTTTTCGTTATTTTGATACACCTGCTAAAAACGGAGCACCTGCAACAAGGTGGTATGGTTCAGATACTCATGTAAACAACAGTATTAATGTAGCAAAACAATACTGTTTTCATTATACCTATCCAAGTATAGGAGCTGTTACAGCATATAGTTATACAACTAATCAAAGCACAATGTTGACTATGTCGGGAACTTGGACTATTACGGTGCAATTCTAATGGTAAAAAAAGCAGAAGATATTATTTATTACGAAGAAACTGCGGGGGATGGTAATACATCGTATCGTTTCGATTATAGAGGTATTGCTATTCGTAAGCCAAAATCTATGTTCGATGGACAGACAGACTTACAAATTAAACAAGAATTTTTTAGACACATAAAACAAGAAAATATATATGATATATTTAGTGTTGACACTAACGCTAAAAAAGTTACAACGGAGGAGATCTAATGACTGTAAGATTTGATTTTAATTGGATAGAAGAAACCCATAAAATTATTGATGATGAGTTTCAAGTCACTGTTACTGTAGGAAACAAAGGAGATATACAAAGTCGAGATACTTTTGAAGAAGGATTGCTTTACTTTAGTGAGACTACTGCTGAAATAAAAGAACACATTCTTGACGAAGAAAGCTCTCATATTGTATATCGACCAAACCATTTTATTCTTATACAAGGCAAAATCCAATCATGCCAAAGATGGTCGGAAGAGGATGGTATAGAAGCAAAGGACATTGAAAGACTCAAAGAAATTACTAAAAATGATAAAATTAAAAAAGGAGAATACACAGAAAGCACAACTGAAGATGCCATAACTAATAGAGAGTTTTTAACTAGCTATAAATTTGGAGCAGACTTTGATGAAGCATATCCTCGATCAGCCATGTGGCACTTAAACGGAAGATTTGCCAGTCAGACAGCCATGGAAGATGATACGAGGTTTCTTTGTTTTATGACTGAAAAGCCGGGATATAATTTAAAGCTTTTAGACATAGAGCCCGGTAAAACAAAAACTCTTTTGAAAGAAAATAATATTAATCATGTGTTTTTTTCTCAAGCTTGTTCTTTAAATCAACAATCTAATTACGTAGATCAATATGATGTAAAAAAATTAACAAGCCCATCAATTGACATAACAAACGAATCTTCGGAAGTAGCCAGAATAGTTTCTATCACAAAGTAAAATGTTTAATTTATTTACTTTTTTAAAATTGTCTAAATCAATTTTATTAAAAGATTCTTACGAACAAAGAGAATCACATCCAGAGGCCAGAGCAAGACTTTCAGAACTACAAGCTATGTATGCACAGCTGATGTTTATTACTAGAAAAAAAATGCGCAAAAACTTTACAAGCTCTCCTACAAGAATAAATATTGCTTTAGGATTAGATTGGAATGATCCTAAGTATTGTAAAAAAAATATAATACCTAAAATATCTAGTATGAAATATTTAAGAAGTTTACCTCCTAATACTGCGGGTGGACATCTTGCTAAATTTTTTAACAAGTGGACCTTTAATGATCTTTATAAAAATAGATTTGAAAAAGAAACTGCGGAAGCTGATATGCTTTCTGACGATAGAATAAATACTTTAAGAAATAATGTTGGCAGACACATGATGCTAACGCACGATTTACACCACATATTATTTAAATATGATACTTCACCTTTCGGCGAAGCTTTAATACAAGGCACTACTTGGAAACAAGTAGACAATATAGGGATGTGGTATGTAGGTTTTTTAGTTACTTGCAGAATTGCTTGGCGATCAAAGTCATTCAAACCTTTTTTAATATATAGAGAAGCCTGTAAGATAGCTGAAAAAGTAAACAAACATAATCTAATAGAACACTCTTTGCTATACTTTCTTGAAAAAGATGTAGACCAAATTAGAAAAGAATTTGGTTTTGAAGAACCTGTTAGATATTTAAAATGGATTAAAAAAAACGAGGAGTAATTATGGAAATAAAAGTTAGACTAATAACGCTTATAGGTGGTTTTTTATCAGGAGTCATCATTACTGCAACGGCAGCACTTATTTATTATGAGCTATTACCGTTTGCAATGCACCTTGGAGTTATATAAATGAAAATAAAGGAAAAATTATTTTACTTAATGCCTGTATTAAATACAGCTTTTACAGAAGGTAAATGGAATTTTCCTATAATTAAAAAAGTAAAAGAATTTTATCAAAAACACGGTTTATTATTAACTATTGGTTGGATAGTTTTTATTGTAGTAGGAACTAAGATTGTATTTATTAATGGAACAATTTTTCTTTTAAATACTTTTTTAGGAACAGACATTGCTTATGGCCCTGTCTATCAATTTTTATCTGGTAATTAAATGTTTGGAATAAGTGCATTTGCAGAATCACCTTTCGCTTCCCTAGCTGGAATCGGAGGCAATGTAAATGTATCTTTAATAGGACAGTCTGCGACTGGATCAGTAGGCACGACAACTTTTGTTTGTGTAGCTCACATAAATCCTACAGGCCAAGGAGCAACTTCTGCGGTGGGAGGAGTAGGCATTACTGCTGGCGGAGATATAGGTGTTACTGGTCTTGCCATAACATCTGGCTTAGGCAGTCCAGCACTTACTGCAAATGCCATAGTTAGTGATTATGGAAATAATCCTGATGAACCTTTATCAGCACTAACAGGTGCAATAAGTGGTGTAGGTGTAAATGCTCAAGCTGTAGCAACTTTACCTAGTTTAAGCACAAGTGTTGGTTCGGTAGGAGTAACCGTAACCGGGGTAGCAAATGTTACACCAGCTGGGCAATTAGGTACTTCTGCTTTAGGAACGATTACACAAAGATCAAGTAATACTATTGTTTTATCAGGATTTGGGTTAACTAGTGGTTTGGGAACCATAACATCAATAGCTAAAGCAAATGTAACTCTTGTTGGATTTGAAATGACAAGTGAATTATCTACGGTATTAGTTTGGTCTATGTTAGATGATTCTCAGTCATCAAGCTTTAGTGAAATAACAGAATCACAAACATCAAGTTTTAGTGAAATAACAGATACTCAAGATCCTAATTGGGAAGATGTGGCTTAATGTTAATAATTTAATTATAATTTAACGAGGTAAAAACATGGCAAGTACGTTTGATAATAATCTCAGACTTAGAGAAATGGGAACTGGTGATGAATCAGGTACTTGGGGTACTCGTACTAATGAAAATCTTGAACTGATTGGAGAGGCTTTCGGTTATGGCACTGAAGCAGTTAGTGGTACAACGCACACAACAACAATAGCTAATGGATCTACTGACCCTGGTAGAGCAATGTATCTTAAATACACTGGCGCTTTAGGCGCAAATTGCACGATAACTTTAGCGCCTAACACGATTTCAAAATTATGGTTTATTGAAAATGCAACTACTGATTCAGGTAGTTCAGGACCATACAGCATTATTATATCTCAAGGATCTGGTGCAAATATCACTATACCAAATGGTAAAACTAAATTAGTTTATACAGATGGAGTTGGGTCTGGAGCTGCTGTAGTTGACGGTTTTGATAAAATAGATATAGGTGCTAATGCAACAAGAAACGGTGGCAGTTTTAGTGATGTTACTGCAACTTCAACAACAACTTTTACCAATAAAACTTTTGATGCAGACGCAACAGGTAATAGTTTAACTAATGTAGAAGATGCCAATATTAAATCAGGTGCTGCAATAGATGCTACTAAAATAGCTGATGGCTCAGTAACAAGTACAGAGTTTCAATATATCAATACACTTTCATCTAACGCACAAACCCAAATAAGTGCAAAATTAAATTCAGCTTTACCTAATGATGCTTGGATTAGTTCCGCTGATGGCAGGAATAGACTTTATTTTACTTCAAACGCTAATACTGTAATGAAGTTTGATACTCAATGGCGAGTTGATAATAATGCTGGCACTACTATGTTGAGTTGTGATACTAGCGGTAATTTTACAGCTACAGGTAATGTAGGTGCATATTCTGATATGGCGCTGAAAGAAGACATTTACCAAATAGAAAACGCTTTAGAAAAAGTAAATCAATTAAGAGGCGTTCACTTTACTCGTAAATCAAACAGCTCAAAAGAAATAGGAGTAGTAGCTAACGAAGTAGAGAAAGTGGTGCCAGAGCTAGTAGATGAACATGAAGACAAAGAGTTAGGCACAGTAAAAACTATGAAATACGCTAATACAGTAGGACTACTTATAGAAGCAGTTAAAGATTTAAGTAAACAAGTAGAAGAACTGAAAAATGACTCTAGCAACTAGCGGTAACTTAACTTTAAATCAAATACACATAGAAGCTGGAGGCTCCTCTGGTTCAGCATGCACAATAAACGATACTGATATTAGAGGCCTACAAGCAGGTGCTGGACAAACTATAAATTCTAGTTCAGGCACTGCTATTGAAATAGGAGATTTTTATGGGGCTACTAATGATCCAAGAACTAGTTTAACAGGCTCTCCAAGTTTAACTGGTACTCTAACAGTCGCAGAGAAATATTCTGTAATTTATATTGTTAACAGTCAATATACCACTAGACATAACGGTTATGTAAATTCAAATATAAATTTAGGAACAGATAGTGTAGGAAATAATGTTCAACCTATGGGTGCTTGGCTAAATAACTCTACTTGGATGGGAGCAACTGTAGCAGGATTTTATTCTAGCTATTCAAGTGCTGCATTTTTTGGCGGTGTTCCCACTGCCGTAACCTATACTTTTGCTTTAGATAATGCAGTTTATAATTCTGGTTGGACTTCTATTTCTCTATATCATCCTTACAGTAATTATAGTAATCCTTATGTATTTACAAGAGCTTCTGCAAATTATTCTTATTATACAGGCAGGACTATTTGGACTTGGACTTTAAACACGTACACTCCTTACAATGCCTCAGCTGGTCCTGAAAATTTAATATTGGGTTCTCCTAGAGTTAACTCGTATCAAAGTACAGATTATCAAACATTAACAATTGCATGATATATTAAGGATATGGAAACTTTATTATGGATAATATTTGTATTAGTAGTTGGTAAAGCTTTATTAAAAGCTGTAGCTCCTTATGCAAATAAAACTTTAGACGATAAATTAAAAGGGTATTGGGAAGATTTAAAAAGTTATTTTTAATTTAGATTGCAGTGGACGATCTAGTTAAAATAATTAACGAAGTAGGATTTCCAATAGCAGCAACTTTAGGTTTAGGATTTTTTCTTTGGAAACTTTTAAACAAAATCATTAATGGCATGGAACAAAAAATAGATGTAGTTGATGACAAGATAAATGAAAGCATGGCAGCTATGGAAAAAAGACTAGATTCTAAATTAGACTCGCAAACGGGTATATTAATTCAGCTAATAGACAGAGTTAGATCTGTAGATAATGAAATAATACGACAAGATGTTTTATTAAAAACTTTGTTAAATGCGCCAGAGCTTATAGAGCCTGATAAATTATCTAAATCCGAAAGAGATGACAAACGTAAAGATTGATATAAAATGTAACGAAATATAAAAAAACATGGCAAGAACTACAGTAACAGAAATAGATAAAAGACTTAGCTCACATGAAGCAGCTTGTGAACAAAGATGGAGAGAAAATTACAGACGTTTAGATGCTATTGAACAAGGCATTACTTCAATAAACAAAAGTATAAGGAACAGTTTAATTTTTACCGTAACGGTATTTTTAAGTGTTACAGCTTACTTAGCGCAACAAACTCTTTTTTAACAAGGTAGGTATTTAGTATGCCTTACAATAAGATTTTATTTAAACCCGGAATAGATAAAGAAGGGACCAGTCTTACCGCAGAGAATGGTTGGTTTGATGGTAATCTAGTTAGGTTTAGAAAAGGTCTTCCAGAAAAAATAGGAGGTTGGGCAAAAAATTCTAGTTCTACTTTATTAGGAACTCCTAGAGCCTTACACGATTGGATAAAATTAGATGGTACAGATCTTTTAGGCCTTGGTACTACTTTTAAATATTACATAAAAGAGGGATCTAATTTTAACGATATTACTCCTCTTAGGGAAACAACCTCTGCTGGCGATGCAACATTTGCTAAAGTTGGAAATAGCGACGCTACGATAACAGTTACTGAAAATGGACATGGAGCTTCAATTAATGATTTTGTAACCTTTAGTGGAGCTGCAAGTTTAGGGGGTAATATAACAGCAACTGTATTAAATCAAGAATATCAAATTGCTAGTATTGTTGATGGTAATAGTTATACCATTGAAGCAAAAGATACTAGCGGCAACTCTGTTTTAGCCAATTCTTCTGATAGCGGAAATGGTGGTGGTAGCACAGTAGCAGCTTATCAATTAAATGTTGGATTAGATTCTTTTGTAGCTTCTACTGGTTGGGGTGCTGGAACTTGGAGTTCTAGTGGTTGGGGTTCTTCTACTCCTTTAGCAGCCAACAATACATTAAGAATATGGACTCATGATAATTTTGGCGAAGACTTAATAATAAATCCTAGAGCAGGTTCTTTATTTAGATGGGACGCTACCAATGGATTAACAACTAGAGCAGTAGAATTACAAAATATATCTGGAGCTAATTTAGTTCCGACTCGTTGTTTGCAAGTACTAACTTCTGATATTGATAGGCATTTAATTGTTTTAGGTTCTGATACTTTAAATGCAAATGGTACCGCAAGAACTGGCGTAATAGATCCATTATTAATATCTTTTTCTGATCAAGAAAATTTATTGGAGTTTGAATCTAAAGCTACTAATACAGCTGGTTCAATAAGAATATCCTCTGGATCTTTAATAGTAGGGGCATTAAAAGCTAGGCAAGAAACTTTAATCTGGACTGATGTTTCAATGCACTCGCTACAATTTATTGGCGCTCCGTTTACTTTTGGAGTTAATTTAATTAGTGAGAGTGTTGGTTTGATTGGGCCAAAAGCAGCAATAAATGCAGACAACGGAGCTTATTGGATGGCAGCAGATGGATTTTATTTCTACAACGGTTCTGTTCAAAGATTGCCTTGTTCTGTTTTAAATCATGTTTATGATGATATGAACTTAAATGAAGTTTACAAAAACTTTGCTTTTACTAATAGAGAATTTAATGAAGTAGGCTGGTTTTATTGTTCTAGTTCATCTACTGAACCAGATAAATATGTAGTCTTTAATTACTTAGAACAGGTATGGAGCATAGGAGAATTAGCAAGATCCTCTTGGATTGATAGAGGTATATTTCAATACCCTATGGCAATTGGAAAAGATAGTAATTCTTTTTACTTATACGATCACGAAAATGGTAATGATGCTGATGGCTCGCCAATGGATAATGTTTTTATAGAGTCAGGAGATTTTGATTTAGAAGATGGCGATAAATTTATTTCAGTTAGAGAAATAATTCCAGATATAAGATTTACCGGGAGCAATGGTAACGCAGCATTAAATGTTGTTTTAAAAACCAGAGACTTCCCAAATGATACACCGACAACAAAAGTTACCTCATCAATCACTAACACAACAAAAAAAATAGATACTAGAGCAAGAGCTCGACAAGCGATTTATAGAATAGAGTCTGACGATGACAACGATGTGTCGGTAAGAAACGGTATGGAGTTTAGATTAGGAGCAACTAGATTTAATTTTAGAGAAGACGGAAGAAGATAATGGCCAAGATACTAGAAACTAGATTGCCTTTAGCTGGGTTAGAAATAACGCCAGAAGTATTTAATAGATTAGTCAGAATATTAGAAATAAATCTGCAAAAGGTAGACTTAAATGCTACGCCTATAACAAACGAACAAAGAAAATTAATAGATAATTTTAATCCAGGAGATTTAGTATTTAATACTGATACTAATCTTTTAGAATTTTTTGATGGTTCAGGTTTTAAAGATATTACAAGTACATCAAAAACTTCTTTACAAGCAAATGCTTCTTTAGGAGAAGTAACTGTTAATGAAGAAGGATCAATATCAATAAAGGTGAGTATATAAAATGAGTAAATGGGATAGCGATACTAAATTAAGTAAAAATTTTAAACTAAAAGAGTTTGAAAAAAGTTTTGTAGCAAAGAGAAAAAATATAGATAATTGTGTTCATGATGAAGAAACTTTTAAAAACCTTGAACGACTATGTAAAAACATCGTTCAACCAATTAGGAATCATTTCAAAATTCCTTTTAGCCCTAATAGTGCTTATCGCAGTATCACTCTTAACAGATACATTGGCTCTTCTGATACTAGTCAGCATGTATTAGGTCAGGCAGTAGATTTAGAAATACCTAGGGTAAACAATCAAGATCTTTTTGATTATGTAAAAAATCAATTAAATTTCGACCAAGTAATTTTAGAATACTATGATGGTGTAAATCCAAGCAGTGGCTGGGTCCATATATCTTATGTATCAGACAAAGATAATAGGAACAGAGCCATGACTTTCGATGGTAGCCATTATAGAATAGTAGAGGATTAAGTATTATGATTGAATCACTAGTAAAGCCAGTAAGCAATTTAATTGGTAAATTTGTTAAAGATAAAGATTTACAAGCACAATTAGACCATGAGCTATCGACTTTATTTCATAAAGCTAATCTAGCTCAGATAGAAGTAAATAAGATAGAAGCTCAAGGTAAGCCCTTTCAAAGAAACTGGCGACCTTCTGTTGGCTGGATATGCAGCTTTGCATTAGGTTATCATTTTATACTATCTCCTATAATTGAGGTTATAATAAAAGTTTCTGGCTTACAAATAGATATGCCAGAGTTTGATTTTTCGCAGTTATCTGCGATTCTCATGGCACTTCTAGGAATGTCTGGGCTTAGGTCATACGATAAAATGAAAAAAACTGACACTAAAAAATGAAAAATATAAATAAAAATCAACAAGGTTTAAAATCATTAGCATCTGAAAGACCAGATGTAGTTAGAAAAATGGGCTATGATCCAGAAAGTTTTTACGCTGGCGGTTTAGCTATGTTGGCAGATGGTGGAGGAGTTGATCTTGCTGGATTATCAGATCTTTTTGGAGGCATGGCTAAAGAAGAAACTACAGCTTTCAATGCCGTCATGGGAGATGCTGTACCTGCAGCTAAGGCAAGCGTAACAAGAGTTGGTGGTTCTATGGGTCCAGATGACGCTATTGAAGAATACAAAAAAAGACAAGCGATAGAAGAAATAGAAGACCAAAAAGAAGATGAAGAGATAGCTGAAATGTTTATGGGCGGCATCATGGATTTTGCTAAAGATATGGGCAGCGGCATGATGGCTGGTTTAAGAGCACCAGTAGATTATGCTAAAGACAGAGTCGGCGCAGCTAAAGAATATTTCTCTCCATCATCTCCGGGCGTAGAACTAACTGAAGGAGCAGAAAAAGGTATAAAAGAAATTGTAGAAGACGCTACAGGCAAAGATGCTGAAGATCTTACAGAAGAAGAAAAGGCAGAGGTTTTAGCTGACCAGTCAATGGACAAAAAAGAAAAGAAAAAAGCAACTGCTGGAAAAGTAGCAGATGGTTTAGCTGCTCTAGCAGAAGGTATGGGCGGCATGGGCGGAGGCCAAATGTCTGAAGGATTTGTAGGACAACCTATCGGAGCTAGCCAAGTTCCTTTTACAAGAGTTGGTATGGCTGAAGGCGGAATGGCTGAAGACGGTATTAGAAACATGTTTATGGGAGGAGAAGCTACATTTACTTATGCTCCATTAGCTAATTTATATTCTGGTATTGGAGGGTTAGGAGATGCTGGAGTTTTTAATAATCCTGTATCTGCTAATATGTCTAGATCTTCAATGGAAGACGAACAAGCAGCAAGTCAAAGAGAAATGTTATCTTTAATAGACAGATCTCCTTTGTCAGCAGCTGATAAAACAATTCAAAAACAATTGATAAACTTACAAGTAGGACAGCAGACATTACCTTTAAGTCCTCAGTATGTAGCTTCTGACGCACCATACAAAGCGCTTTACAGACCATATTTTTCTGAGGTAACAAAAGCTTACAATGCTGCTAACCCCGGACCTTTTAGCGCTATGGCAGCTCCTCCTAAAGAAAGAGTAGATTTTAATTTGGGTATGCAAGCAGATGGTAAAATGTCGGCACCAAGAAAAGTCGCTGGCGTAGAATACGCAAATGATGGAATGTTAATTGAAGGCAAATTTTTTCCAGAAACAGATGAATTAGTATCTGGCCCTGGAGGAGAGCGTGAAGATAAAATTCCAGCAATGTTAAGCGATGGTGAATTTGTTGTTAATGCTAGAACTGTAAGAGGTTTAGGTATGCAAATGGGTGCAGACCCAATGGATTTAGAAGAACAAAAAGATATAGGCGCTATGGTGCTTGAATATTTACAAGATACTTTGGGACCTAATGGAGAGATGGCTGAAAAAATAGGCGAAGAAGGATTAGGCGCTTTAGTAAGAAGCATGGCATGAGTAAATTTACTTTAGATAAACTTTCTTTTAACGAACAAGATGGCAAAGATATAGCTGACTTTTTAGCTAGATATTTTCATGCCGAACATTCCTTAGATGGCGGCAAGTCTCCAAAAATACATTGGGGCAAAACATCTTGGCAGATAAACAATGTCTTATTAAAAGGCATTGTCTATGTGGTAAGAAAAAACGAAAACATCATTGGTACTTTAGGTTTAAAAGAATGCTCACACTGGTGGTCAGATGACGCTTTTATAGGTGATACTTGGTTCTTTGTTAGACCAGAATTTAGAAATGTTAAAGATGATGTAAAGCCTTCTAATATGTTATTGGAAGCTGGCATGAAATATGCTGAAGAACAAAATTTACCATTGATTATGGGCATATATAATGTCGGCAGTCTGGATAAAGCAGAAAAATTATTATTAAATAAAGGGTTTCACCAAATAGGTGGAACTTATTATAATGGCATAAATAGGTAATATTATGGGTTGTACTTGCGAACAAAAACAACAAGAAGGGCCACCAGCTAAAGCAGTTGAGTTGCCTACTACTGGTTATTCTTTTATATCTCCTTATATAGAGGACTATAGTAGAAGAATATTAGGATCTTATTTTGGAGAGCCTGGACAATACGAAGGCTTAATATCTCAAGAAAGACCTATACCTATTGAAGGCACAGCACAACTATCTGATTTAGAAAGACAAGCAGCAACTGGTGCTGGAGGTTTAGAAAGATTTGCAGGCTATACTCCAGAAGGCATTAATTATTTAAGAGATGCTGGCGCTTTAGCGAGAGATCCTATGGCAGCAGCTCAAGCTAGATTTAATCCTTATGAAGATGCTGTAGTACAACAATCGATAGATGATATTACCAAAGCTTATCAACAACAGGATATTGGTATAAGAGATGATGCCTACAAAGCTGGAGCTTACGGCGGTTCTAGAGGAAGACTAGCACAAGCAGAAAATCAAACTGCTTTAGGTAGAGGTTTGCTAGACGCTGTTAGTGGTATTAGAAGACAAGGATTTCAAGATGCTCAAACTCAAGTTGGTCAGAATATAGGTCAACTATCTAATATTGGTAGTGGTATATCTAATCTCGCTGGCGCTGGACAACAACAAGCGATCGGCAGAATAGGTGCAATGGCTACTCAAGGTGCTGCTGCAAGAGGAATAGAACAAGCAGACATGAGTAGAAGATTTAGAGCAGCTGATAAACTAGCTGATGAACCATTCAACAGACTACAAAGAGGTCAGCAACTACTAGCTGGAATGCCTGCTGGAGGTGTTTCTGGGGGCACAGGAGCTCAAATATATCAACCACAAGTATTTACTCAACCTTCACCATTATCTCAAGCAGCTGGATTAGCTTCTGCTGTTACTGGTGCAGTAGCCATGAGTGATGTTGAGTTAAAAGAAAACATTAGAAGAGTAGGAGATTATGACAACAACCTTGGCTGGTACGAATGGGATTGGAATAATAAAGCTAAAGAAATAGGAATCGAAGCAGAACCTACTGCTGGATTCTTAGCGCAAGAAGTTCTTGAAGTAGAGCCAGAGGCAGTAACTATTAAAGATGGTTACTACGCAGTTGATTACTCGAGGTTAATGAAGTGAGCAAAGGTATAGGTGATTACACAAAATACCTTGTCGGAGATGAAGGATTTCTTATTGACACTAGTAATCCTGGATCAGCTTTACTGGATCTTGGCATTTTAGGTTTGGCTGCTACTGGAGTTGGAGCGCCTATTGCTGCTGGATTAAAAGCTGGAACAAAAGCAAGAAAAGCAAAAAAATTAATAGAAGAAGCCAAGAAGGCTCGTAAAAGACGTTTGGCTGAAGCTGGTACAGCAGAGGCTGGAACTTCAACTGGAGAAATTGCAGGTTTAATTATGGGGGTTGACGGTATGGCTAAAGGTGGCTTAGCTGATTTACCAGTGCAGCATGCTTTTAAAGGTCTTAATGTAGGTAAAGCGATTGCAGATTATTTTCTTAAAACAAAAAAAATAAAATCTGAAATGCCTACAGGACAAGCTGGACCTTTTACAGTTAAAGGAAAAGAAATAGACCCATCTAAATTTAAGTCAGAAAAAGAAATTAAAAGTTTAGATAAAATGAATGTAGCAGAAGCTGGATTGCTTACATCCATATTAGGTTTAATGGGAGGTATATCAGCCACTAAAGACAGAACTAAAGAAGAAGTTACTGAACAAGCAGCTCCAGCTTCAATTAAAGAACCAGAGAAGGAAACATTCTTAGATAAATTAAGAGACATGGACCCAGCTTTAGCTAGAGCTTTGATTGCAGGTGGGGCAAAGATGTTGCAACCAACCGAAGGTCCAGCAAGAAGTTTCTTAGGACTTGGTGAATTTGGCGAAGGATTCTCAGAATCTTTAGCTGCTTCAGAAGCTGGTAAACCAGTTGAGCAAAAGGCTTACGAGGCTTATGTTGCTTCTATTCCAGAAGGACAAACAGTTCCTACTTTTGCTGACTACATGAACTATTTCACTTTAAAACAAGAAGATAGAATGGCTATAGAGTCTAGAGTAGAAGAAATTCTTAAAGAAAGACATGGTAGTGACACAAAATTATCAAATGTAGTTCTTGTATCAAAAGATCCAGTTACTGGTAAAGACAAAGTAATAAGAGCAAATGAAGCTTTATTAAACGCTGGAGTCAATTATAAAGAAGTAGCTAATAAAATAGCTGCAGAAGCAATACCAGCAGCTAAATTGGAAGAATGACGCATGCCTGTAATAGACATAGACGGAAAGAAAGTTTTTGTCCCAGAGGGTACGTCTGACCCAGAATCAGCAGCAAGAAGAACATTAAAATCAGTTTCAGGAGGAGAAAGTTTTCTAGGTGAAGTTGGTAGAGGTATAGGTGCTGGCTTAGTTGGCATACCTCAAGGTATTGCTACATTAGGCTCGACCATAGTTGATGGTGTCTTTGATACTGATTTAACTGACAGTCTTAATAAATACTTTGAAGAATTTAAACCAGAGACAAACAGCACGGCTGGTCACATCGCTCAATACATAACTCAATTTGGTATTCCTGGGATAGGAGTTGCTAGTGCTTTATCTAAAGCTGGTAAAACTGCACAGATATTATCTGCTGGTGCTGTAGATGCAGCGGTTGCTACTGACGATGTAGAAACTCTATCGGATTTATTTTTTGATGAAGTTAGCGATCAAGAAAGATTAGCTTCAATCAATGGTTCTGAAGCAGCGGCCAGTAGATTGTTAGAAAGAGTTGCAGTATTTGGTGAAACTGCTGGAATAGTTGGAGCCTTACCAGTAGCTTTAAAAGCTTTAGCCAAAACTGGAAAAGCAACTGTAGATGTTGCTGGAGTAGCAGCAGCACCATTAGTAAAAGCAGTGGCATCTAGCCCAGTTACTACTGCTGTTACTAATAGACTCATGCCTTCTACTGGACAAAAATTTACTAGCGTGGAAGATGCAATAAATGAAAGATCAAATAGTTTCATGGACTTTGTTAAAGATAGATTTACTTTTCAAGGTGGATTAGTAAGCGATGATATTGCTCAATTAAAAGAAGCTCAAGTTCAAGAAACGAGAAGACAATTAGCACAAGTAGAGCAAGACTTTGGAGAAGTAATGACCACAATAAAAAAAGCTGGAGTTCGAGGAACTTTAAATGCTACAGATCAAGATAATTTAGCTAAAGCTATTGGTGATTATTATTCGCCATTGACTAAGCTTAGTTACAGAGATGATGCTATGGAGATATTAGCTGATCCAAATTTAAAAAGAAAAGTTGCAGAAGATATTCAAAATAGAGCTTTACAAGTTATTAAAAGTTACGAAGATGGAGTTGGAAATAAAATAGATTATAAAGCTTTAGGCATACCCGATAATCAAAAAATATCTACTTTACTAGAACAGCAAAGAGAGATAGTTGATTTAAATTCAAAAGCGATTGATGACTTCGCTAAAGATTTTGATAACACATTTATACCAGAGGATTATGGCAACATCTTAAAAGATAACTATCTTCTTTACACAAACAGAAGTTACAAAGCTATGATTGATAATAGTTATGTTGTAGATCCAGAACAAAAAGCAAAAGCAATTACAGAATTAGAAAATGCTTTAGTAAGTTCTGGAATGAAAAATGGTACTGAAGCAGAAAGAAAAATATTAAGAGCTAATGCTGAAAAAGCCTTTGATGATTTTACATCTGGTAAAGCAGATGCTTTTCAATTTGAAAGTCCACAAGGAAATGCAAATGTTTTAACTGGAGCAGTAAGAAAAGATATTTTAAAAGGCAGAACTTTAGATAACTTGCCAGAGGTAAGAAAAGCTTTAGGAGAAGTAGCTGGATATTTAGAACAAGACTGGAGCAAATCTTTAGCCAATACACAATTACAAGCTTTTCAAACGGTAAAGAAACAAGCCAATCTAGTTGGTAGAGTTCAATTGTTTGATGATCTTAATAAATTAAATAAAGATGCACAGCTGTATGACATCAAACCTTTTATCTTTGATGAACAACAAGTCACTGGTTTAGGAGTAAATAGGTATCAACCCGGCGAATCATTTGAAGTAGGCGGTAAAGAGTTTGTAAAGTTTGATGATAAAGCTGGGCCACTAGCTGGTAAAGTTGCATCGAAAAGATTTTATGATGCTTTATTAGATTCTACAGGAACTCGTTTAGACAATATTTATAACGCTTTAGGCACACCATACAAAACTTTTTTATCTTTGAAATCAGCAGCGCAATACAACAAAACAGTATTGAGTCCGTCCGCACAAATTAGAAACCCAACTGGTGGTATTTTAATGACTCTTGCCGCTGGTAATATTCCAGGGGCTACTACTTTAGCTAAAGCTTTCGGCAAAGTATTTAATAGATTTAACAAAGATCCAGATAAAAATACTTTTGCTGTAAAGCCAGACAAAGATCTAATAGCTAGTGAAACTGTTAAGTTAAAAAAATTAGGAATCATAGATGACAGTGCTGCGGCTATGACTGGTGAGATTGAAGACCTAGCCAAGTTTGCTGAACAATCTAATTTTGTTGGTAAGGTTGCTAACAGTAAATTAATAAAAGGATTTAGAAATAGTGGTTTTAATAAAGGTGCTAGAAAAGCTTACACTGGATCAGATAGTGTTATTCGTGTAGTTAATTTTTATCAAGAAAGAGACACTTTATTAAGAGCTCTATTAAAACATGGTGATAGTGCAATACCAGTTACATCTGTAAAAAATAAAACAGCTATTCAAGGAACCAACGTAACTGGTAATCAATTGCTCGGAGCTGAAAACGTAGCAAAATTAAGAGAAGCTTTTGAAACAAAACCAATAAAGAAAGGTAACATTGAAAAATTTTTAGATGATAATTTAGGAAACAAAGAATTAAAAAATAAATTCATGAGTTTTTTAGACGAAGAGAGTGCACAGTTAGCAAAGAATCATTATCAAAATTACAACAGAGTAGGAAATATAGTTGGCGATTTAGCCAAGTTACCTATTGGTAACTTTGCTGCTTTTCCATCTGAAATAATTAGAACCATGGGTAACATTGGTTATCGAGCTGCTCAAGAGTTAGCTAGTGGTAATCCAGAGCTGCAAAAGAAAGGTATGAAAAGAGCAGTAAGTGCATTGACTGTAACTACTGCCTTCCCAGCCGCTATGGTTGAGCTAGGTACACAACTGACTGGAGCAGACAGAGAGCAGATAGATGCTTATAAAAGATCTTTTGCTCCTCCCTGGGATAAGACAGCTACATTGGTACCAACTGGAACTGATAGTCAAGGCAACATAACTCAAATGATGAATTTAAGTTATACAAATCCTTATGATTATTTATCTAGACCTTTTTCTAGATTGATAGCGGAAGCTGAGGAAGGAGAAGCTAAAGGGGAAAGTTTAGTTAATAGATATACTCAAGGATTTATGTATGGTTTGTACGAACTAACTAAACCTTATGGAACTCTTTCTATTTCAACTCAATTGCTTCGTGATACAGTAATAGGGGAAACAGAAACAGGCAGAAGACTTTATTCTGCTAGTGATACTTTTGGTGACAAGGCCACTAAAGCTTTTGTGCACAACCTACAAGGCATGGCTCCACCAATTTTACCTTTTGATATTACTTCTGACCCAGCTGGTGGTATTTTAGGAATAGGTGCATCAATAAAAGATTTTCCAACAGCGGTGTTTAATAGCACTGGCTTGATGGGAGATGATAAATTAATTAATAGAAAAGGAAATAGAATAGATCCAGCTGAAGCTTTAGTGCAAGGATTCAGTGGTTTAAAAATTATCAAACCACAAATAGGCAGAACTTTAAGATATAGAGGTTTTGAAACTAACGATGTAATTAGAGCAGCTGCTAACGAATTTAATAGAGTTGCTAGATCTGCTAATGTTAGAGAAGCAGAAGACTTTACCAAAGCTTACATAGAATCTAATGAAGGTAGATACAGAGGTATGAGAGATCTTTATTTAGCTATAGAAGATGCAAGACTTTTGGGTTTGAGTGAGCAAGAGATATTAAAAGAACTTAAAACAGCTAAAGTTGCTAACGCTGATTACGTTATGGCTGGCTTGTTTAAACCTTCAGAACTTAGTAAAGAAGTTATCACAGAGGCTTATAGAGAAGATTACAATAAAGCTAGAAACTTTTTACCAACTTCAGACATTGGTTTTGCGCAAAGACAATTAACAGGACAGTCATTAGAAGGTGGTTATCAAACTCCGCAAGAAATAGCTGATCAAGTTAAGCCAACAAGAACTAATGTAGCTCCTCAACCAAGCGCTTTACGACAACAAGAACTTAATAAGTTATTAGGAATAGATTAAATACCAAACTTAATATGATCGGCACTACCATTTTTCTCAGCTATTTCTATTTCTTTAGTAGCTTTTTCGACCAACCATTCAACCGTGTTAGCACGGGTTCTATGAGTTAATGATGCGAGTTTGCCTAGTTTTTTGTGAGTCTCTTTGTTTACTCCAATGGTTACATGGGTTGCCATATAGCTTCTCCTGGTATGTCAATTGTTTCTTAAAATATATAAAAAATTGTATAATAAATTATGGGCTATAACAAGTACGGAGCTATAAAAGTGAAGCTAGATGGTATCACATTTGATAGCAAATTAGAGGCGGCAAGATATAAATTTTTAAAAGAATTAGAATCTGCTGGCGCAGTGTCAGACATAGAAGTTCATCCACAATTTCCATGTTTTGTTGAAGGTAAAAAGATCTGCACTTACATAGCAGACTTTAAATATAAAAACGTCAAAGGAGAAGAAGTCATAGAAGATACTAAGGGAGTATTGACTGATGTCTTTAAATTAAAAAAGAAATTAGTAGAAGCAATATACCCAGACGTAACCATAGAAATTATTCAATCGCCTAGGGCCTAATGTCTCAAAAAACTAGGACTTGTACGCTTTGCAAGAAGAGACGGAAGATTAAATTTTTTGAAGCTAGAGAACAAGTTGGTGGTGGCACAACCTATCGTGGTCTTTGTAGAGATTGTCATGTGATAGATAGAAACAGAAAGCGATCATCAAGTTACAAAAGTTTTTTAAATTTACTTCACAATCAACTAAGACATACTAGAGTTAGTAAGAATCCAGAAAGAGAATGGGAGATAACGCCAGAAGATTTAATAGAAATATGGGAAACTCAAGATGGTCTTTGTGCTTTGTCTGGCGTATTGATGACTCACTATCGAGATGGCAGTGGTAAGAAAGATTTAAATGTAACTATCGACAGAATAGATCCAGAGGAATGGTATGTCAGATATAACATTCAATTGGTTTGTCAGCGTGCCAACATCATTAAACACACTCTGAGCGAGGACATGTTGCTCTGGTGGTGTGAAAATATCATAAGAAATAAAAAGAAATAAAAAATTTTTTTTATATACAAAAATATTTTGTATATAATCCGCGCATGAATTTGAAGAATATACTCACCGGGAGTGCTGGGTATATCATTAGTGTCAGCTTCTCTATATATATGATGAACATATATTTAGCGATCTACACTTAAACCAGTGCTTACTTATAGATCTGTTTTATTTTATAGCCTTTCTCAGAGTTGTTAAGGTTTATCATCTTGCGTTCTAATTTTGGTAATGATTGCCAGAACACTGGAGAGTGTTGGTAATCATATAAACCACAAACAGAACAACGACCGTTTTCCATACTGGTAGGCCAGTGGCAGGCGTTGATGCAAGGATAATCAGCGAGACTAGTAGTTTCGCCTCTAAGACTAGCTATGTTTTTAAATGTATTTAATTTAAATATTTTAGCCATTACGCACCTCTTTATAGAGATATGCGTATTATATAACGATTTTTATATATTATTGCAAACTTTTTGTTAAAAAGGTGTAGGTATCAAACCAAATATAAGTTCGTGATCAGGACAATTTTTCTTATCCATTTGTTGTTTTGGATTTAATAAAACACCTTTCTTACCACAACGCCAAGTAGCCCCGGAAACTTCTATCATTGGCTTTGAATGTTTGCAGTTTCTACAGTTTTTAAACTCTGGTTCTGCCCTACCTAGATAAACTTCTTTAGATTCTTTTGGTAAGTTCTTAACCTTCCAATCGTTTTCACTCAAGAATAAATCTGGTGGCTCTGGCGAAGTAATAATTCTTTTCGCCTTCTCTATCAAAGATTGAAAGAGCTCATCATTATATTTAATTACTTCAGTATAAATATCAGAATTGTTTTTGTTGTAAACCAAAGCTAAAGACTTAGGTAATTTAAAAGCACCCATATAACAATGCACTTGCGCTTCATATTCTAGCGACCAACGCTCGTAACTACTTTCACTAACTAGATTATTAAATCTTCTGTCATTGGAACTCTTAACTTCTAGGACCATAGAATCATCATTATGTTCTGGCAAGTTTTTAACTACGCCATCTATGTGCCCAGAGAAGTGATCGCCAAGTAAAGAAGCTTTGAACTGATCGCCCTTTTTATCTTCAGTAAATACTTCTACGCCATCTGCTTTTTTAAGATACTCAATGACTACATCTTCAATAACATTACCTAGTTCTAAGATCCTAGATACTCTTGGCTCAAACTTATTTGGTGGTAAACACCATCTAAAATTTAACCACAACATTCTTTCGTCTGGATTACCAATCTGACTCATACCTAAATATGGTCGATACTTTGGTGGTTCAGATAACATTACATGATCTATCATTTTATTTATTTTGCTCATAGAAATATCTCCTTATCATTAAAAATTATTTTCTTTACATTAAAATATTTACCTTCTCTTTTTATGCCAACAGACTTAACTCCTTTAAGAGCTCCTTGATTTATCTTGGCCGCTGCTTGTTCAGAAGTTCTAGGCACACCCCAAATTTTTGGATCTACTAAACGGCACCAATGGTTGATTGCTAGTCCGTGCATTCTTGAATGACCAAACATAAGTGGCATCATTCTAGGTAAGAATTGATTATCAACATAAAAGAATACCTTACAATATTTGTTGCCATTTTTAGAGTCAGCAACAGCAGCACTAACACTGGTTACAACTTCTAAAGAACTCTTGTTCTTTTGTTTCTCGTCAGAGATAACTGCTCCAGAATCTGCCTTGGTTTTCTTAGCTACCTTTCTTTCTTCCATAGGCACTAAGAAAGTTAAGAACTCTGCTACTGGGAACTCTTCATTGCATTCGACACATTTCTTTGCATGAGGTGGATTGACAGCCAAACAACTGCCACAGATTTTAGGTCTTCTTATTTTTACTTCTTGATCTGGCTTGGCTGTATCAATACAACCATGTCTAGCAATGTTCTCGCCATAATCTAAAAGCAAACAATTATCTTTCCCTGGGTACAGTCGCATACCTCGGCCACACATCTGAACGTAAAGCCCTAAACTTTTGGTTGGCCTTAACATAGCAATACAATCTGTTCTTGGTGCGTCCCAACCTTCTGTTAAGACGCCGACATTACAAACAGCATGTACTTTTCCAGATTCAAAATCTTCTAGTATTTGTTTTCTTTCTTCTCCAGGGGTTTCGCCAGTTAGTAATCTTGATTCAATCCCATGCTTCTGCAAATGCATGTTCATTTTCATAGCATGCAATACCGATACACAAAAAAATACGGAAGCTGTTCTGCCTTTGGTATATGCTTTGTCTAACCAATCGTTAATGATTGCGACGATGGTCTTCTCATCCATAGCTAATTTTTCTAAATCGGATTCTTTATAATCGCCACCTTTAAATTTAAGCTTGGCTTTACTAGCGTCAATAATAGTATTGTCATCTACTTTATAAGAAGTAATCCTAGCTAGATAACCTTGATCTATTAGTTCTGGTATCTTTGCTTGATAAGCAATGTCATGAAAGAAATGATCTTTTCTTTTGCCATAAATATAACCTTGACCCATACGATAAGGCGTAGCAGTACAACCTAAAACACGCATAGCTCGTTCAGCAGACAACTCATTGATTATCTTTTGGTATCTAGTTTGTTCGTCCGGGGATATGTTATGGGCTTCGTCAATAATGGTATAATCAAAGTGCCCAACTTTTTTTAATCTAGATCCAGAGGCTAACGTATCTCTTGAAGCTACAAGTATTTGAGAATCCAACTCAGATCTTTTCAGCCCAGCTGATAACACACCGACTGGTGCCTCTGGCCATACAGATTTTATTTTTTCTTCTGCTTGTTCGATAAGTTCTTGTCTATGTGCTAAGACTAAAAACCTAGCGTCAGAATATTTTTTTATGGTTCTTTTAATAAAGTTAGAAAATATAACTGTCTTGCCAGACGCAGTAGGCAAACTGAGTAGAGGGTGTTTCTCTATTGACTCAGTTGCAAACCAACTTTCTAGTGCAGTGATAGCGTCTTCTTGATACGGTCTTAGTTTCATTGATCATCTTCCTTGTCCTCTATATGCTTTGAAGGACTTTCTTTTATTCTTGTTCATACTACTGAACTTTACGTTGCGTGAACCTTGACTAGTTTTTTTATACTTAGCCCTAGATATGTGTATTTTTACTTCTCTTCTTATAGCCATCAGTGTCTCGTTTTATCCTTGCTTTCCATTTGAAGTTTAACAGCGTCGAGTACTTCTTCTTCATCAAGCTCCTCTGGATCTATTACATAATCTTCATTCATAGAGTTCCAATCGGTGTTAGCTCCTCCAGCTAAATTGCCTAGCATATCTGCTTGAAAGAAAACTTCTTTTCTAGTCATGCCTTTTTCTTTAGCAATATCGTTAATGACTCTGCCCCAGGATGCACCGATCAACATCGTTGCTTCATTGGTACTGTGTTCCAATACGTCGTAAGTGACGCAACAAACATAGGTTAATAATACTTCTAATAATTTATGTGGACTTTTGATTTCTCCCATTCTTTTGTTGAATGACATCATGTGCATTCGTAATTCTTCTAACAATTCCTTCTTGGAGATCACTTCCAAATCTATTTTGTCTTCTTTCATATAACACCTTCGCTCTCTTTAATCTGTTTATCGAAACAACACAAGCCGCAACTTCGTCAAATAATTCAACTGGCAGTATGTGATTGTTTAACTTATATATTTTTGCTAACAACTTCTCAGAGTTAGCGACTAATTTTTTATCATCAATCATATTTGTTTCCTAATGTGTGCCTACCGAGCTCGTAACGCCGCTCGTATTAATTAACTTGCTCGGTAGGACTTTTTTGGGAGATGACCCAGTTATTTATCCCAAGGCATAGCGTCATCTTCTTCTTGTAAAGGTTTCGCCGCAGGCGCTTCCTCAGATGTAGATGATGTACCTTTGGCTAAATAATCTTGTATCTTATTACTGTCCTCGTACCCATTTGTTCCAGGTTCAATTTTGATCTTGGCTTGGAAAGGATTGTTAATCATTTCGTCCAAGGCACTAGCATTGAAACTGACATCGGTGCTTAACCCTAACGCTTTACGCCAAGCTTTAATTTTCCTAGCGGTTACGGTTACAGCATTACCTTCAAGAGTAAAATACTCCCAAAGTTTTCTATTAGAATGGCTTGGACCGAGTACTTGAAACTCGATTTCAACCATTGCATTTCCAGCTTTAGATGTTCTCTTTTCCCATTTGTTAGCAACTAATTCATAGTCGCCAGCAGGCATAGGTTTAAAGTCATCTTCTTGATCAGGCACTTCGCCTAACATTATTTCAAAGTCATCACTCATGATAAATTTAACTCCTCGCGAAGACATAAAGTACAACAAAGAAGGCCTTTGTATTTATACCCACCGTCTAAAATTTCTTCTCCACAGTGGTCACACAAAATCTCCTCTGACACTTTATGCCTCCGACAGATTTTTAATTGATTTTTTATATTCGTCGTAAAACGAATCCCATTTGAGTTCTATCTTATCTGGAAGAGGAACTCGTCTCTTCGCGTCAAAGGCGGGAGAGAACTTCGTAAACAACATAGGATCACCCATGGCAAGTGCCCTTGTCTGCTCGTTGAAGCCCTTCCCTTCTTTCACAGTACGAACTTGATGGTTCGCAAAGAAATTGAAATCGACCCATTCTCTAATAATAGAAGCTGTCTTGTTGTGCAACTTCAATTGATACCTATCATAAGGTTCTCTCTCTGGGTCGTTAAAAGTTCTAATATCTACATGCGAAAGCAAGATGACATTCATCTTCTTTTGGTCATGCAAGATATCCAAACCTCTTAAAATCTTTCTAAACTTTTCTCTAGCCGCGGTGTAGCCTTTACCATAAGTAATCTCTTCGATACCAGATACATTTTTTTCTTCACACACAGCTTCATGAGTAAGAATCTCTGCCCAGTCTGTAGTATCTAGGACAACTGTTTTACGGTCATGATCCATAGTGGCAAGTTTCTTTATGCAATCAATAATGTCTTGATACTTTTCACACAATGGAAACTTCTTAACATTTAAAAATGCTGTACCTTTCTCGGTACAAATAAAAACTGGATTAGGTGCTTGAGAGCCGAAGGTACTTTTACCTATGCCATCTACACCACCGATATTCATTCTCACTGGACCGGGCTCTAAGCCAGATAATAATTCATCTTCAAGACTTGGCATTGTTGTACCTCCCTGGAACTACTTCTGTACCTAATTTTTTCATGGTAGCAACAAAGTCTATTAAGAAATTAGCTTTGCCTTTGGTTCTAGCATGTGGTTCGATTTGATCTCGATAATAAAATTGCATGAGACTTTTGTGAGTCATGCCTGAGATCTTTGCAATATGAGCAAAACTCAAACCATCTGCTCTTAAATAATCTACTGCTTTTACAAAGTCATTAATATTGAAATAATGTTTTGCATAATAGTCGTAAGCATCGGCAAACAACTTTTCCTTAGACTCGCTTTGTGCGGAAGTCATCTCTATTTTTTTACTCATTTGGTTTTCCTCTTTTCAACAAAGCTGACGTATGGACGATCTGATATTTCAGTAGTCAAACCTTCAGCTAATTTATAGTAATGGGATGGATGTTGTTCAGCTAGAGTAGAAGTTTTTCTTTTGTCTTCTTTATACTCTATTTGAAATGGCCAAAGATTAGCTGGCACCTTGCCTTCGGCATGTATCTTTGCAACATAGTCTTGATCCCAAGATTTCTTCAAACGGTACTCAACTTTAATATCAGAATCTAAATCATCAAGGGTTACTCGATGAGATCCCCCGGTATTACTAAGCTGAATTACTTGATCGTTTACTCTTGGGTGTCTTGCTATTGCAATGTCTAACTCTTTAGATTCCTCACGGAGTTTCTTTTGCCATAGCAAATTCTTTTTCTTTCTTTCGATAAGTTCTTGGAGTTCGTCGAACTCGGTTTTCTCTTTTATATCGTTCATAAAATCTCTCTTTAAATTTGTTCATTGCCAATTAAATAGATAAAGATTCAGAATGTCAAACACTTTTTTAAATTAATTTATACAAATATGTAAAAAAAAATATACATTATGAAAATGCTTCTCTATAATAACGCCATGAATAAATTACAAGAATATATAAAAAACAGAGGCAAAGAGAATGTTGCAACGATATGTGATGTATCAGTACATGCAGTCAGCTCTTGGTATTATGGAACAAGACAACCTACAGTCAAACAAGCTAAAAAGATTATGTTGGTTACTAATAAAGCTCTTAACTGGGAAGACATCTATGGACCTATTGAGGAAGAGGCTGAAGCATAACAAATAATTTTGGGAGAAATATGTCGCTGATACTAAACGAAAATAAATCTTGGGAAAATATTTCCGAGGAAGCCAGACAAGAGATGATTTGGTCTTTCTGGGAAGAAGGCTTTCATTTAATACCTTGTGGTTCTCGAAACGAAGCTATCCCAGAATACTTTAGAAAGCGTCATCCGTTTGAAGACGATGACAAGCTCAGTGCAAAATGGGCAAAGACACCCAGAGTCAGATGGGAAACTTATCAAAGAAGACAACCCACGCAAGAAGAATTAAGAGAGTGGTTGGCTCGATATCCGGGAGCCAACTGGGCTGCTATCACTGGGATAACTTTTGTTGTCCTAGATTGCGATAGCGAAGAGGCGGTCAAGTTCGTAGAATCTGGTCAAGTAACTAGATCGCCTCTTAAACAGAAGACTCCTCGCGGTGGCTATCATTATTTTTATCAAGTCAATGAAGGTCTGAATGTCAGAAACATGACTGGTAAATTAGATGTCAGAGGCGAAGGTGGTTACGTTATGGTTTCACCTTCTACTAAATATTTTTTTGAAACAGCAGCTGGCTTGGTCGTGAACGACATCGATGATTTGCCGATGCTTAATATGGAAGACTTGAACAACATACATGATTACAATCAATCGGATAAGGTTACTTCGATTCTAGATAATAAAAACAAACTCACTGCTGACCCAGTAGATGTTGGTCAAAGAAACGATACCTTGGCTAGATTGATTGGTAAATGGATTAAAGAAGGTTGGGGTTATCGTGAAGTCTTGATTAAATGTTTTGATTGGAATCAAACTTTGCAACAACCTTTACCCTTTCCAGAAGTATTGCAAACATGTATGTCGATTACCCAAGGACATATCAAACGACACCCAGAAGATACGGATGCTGGTATCTTAGAATGGAAAACTAGTGAATGGGAGATAGATTTAAAAGATGAACTCAAAGAGATTATGGATCAAGAAGATCCTATCATCGACCAAAAGCGTAAAGATGATTTAACAGACCCACTAGGTTTAAAACCTTACAACGATGAGTTCTGGACTGGCTTGGAGCCTAGTTCTATTGGTCAGTTTTGGGGTGATTGTTTTATCTTTGAACAATCTAGATGTTTGTTGATTGGTAAACCCAAGATAGGTAAGTCGCATTGGCTTGGCGGTTTTGCTGCGGCAGCCACAACTGGACAATCATTTATGGGCAAACCTTTTACGCGTCCTTGTAAAGTTATGTGGTTGCAAGCAGAGATTATCCAAGAGTTCTTAAAAAATAGAATCGATACTTACTACCAACCTTACATGCATGACCCAGACTTGATGGCGATGGGACATGCTAACTTGATACCGACTGGTAGATTGAGAAAGAATTTAATGAGAGATAAAGATATTGATGGCATCGCTAGAAGTATTGAATATCATCAGCCAGATATTGTGATGATTGACCCTATCATTAATTTTTTTGATGGCGAAGAGAACAGCAACCAAGAGATACATAATTTATTATCTAGAGTAGATCGTTTGATTGAACTCTTTGGTGTTGCAGTAATCATCGCACATCATACTGGTAAAGAAAGAGCCGACGACGCTTCGTTTATGTCAGCACGTGGTGGTTCTGCTTTTGCTGGGTGGATGGATTCTGGTATCAAACTCATGGGACAAAAGCCAAATGTAACGATGTTCTATGAAGCAAGAAACGCAAGGGAGCCAGATACACACTTGGCTAGATTTGATTTTGAAAAAGGAACATGGGACATGGTTGATTTTGACGAGGGTCCAGATGAAGTAGATATTGCTCAGAAGGTAGCTGATGCAATGGATAGAATTACTTTCTATACAAGACAAGAGTTAGAGATCTTGGCAAGACAAGCGTTGAAAGAAAACAATTTACCTAGTGGCGAACGAGCTGCAAGATACGCGGTTAGTCATGTGCAAAAGTATTTAGGCGATATAGTTAAGACTCATGCTATCCCTGGAAAACAAACTTGGCATTATCGATTTGATAACAAGGGTAGGAAACCTTGGGAATGATTGGTACAATTTGTATATGAAAGTTTTAAGTTTATTCGATGGCATGAGTTGTGGTCAGTTGGCACTGAATAGACTCGGCATCAAAGTCGATAAGTATTACGCAAGTGAGATAGATAAGTATGCGATACAAGTTACTCAAGCAAACTTCCCAGAAACAATACAAGTTGGCGATGTCTGTAATTTAAAAGCAGAAGATTATCAAGACATAGATTTAATTTTAGCTGGTAGTCCTTGCCAAGGCTTTAGTTTTGCTGGTAAGCAGTTGGCTTTTGATGATCCGCGTTCAGCGTTGTTCTTTGAATTTATTAGATTGTTGAAAGAGATCAAGCCAAAGTATTTTTTACTTGAGAACGTCAAGATGAAGAAAGAATTTCTGGAAGTCATTACCGATCAAGTATCAGCTTGTTATCCAGAGTTTCAAGGTAAAGATTTATTTGGTGGCAAGATTGAACCGATATTAATTAATAGTGCTTTGGTATCAGCACAATCTAGACAAAGATATTATTGGACAAACATACCTAATGTTGAACAGCCAGACGATCTGGGCATAGTATTGAGAGATGTTTTAGAAGACGAAAGTCAAGCAGATTTGGTTGGCAATAACGGTAGAGAAGCATTTAAAGAAAATATACAGAAAGGCACTGCTTTATTAGCTAGAGATTGGAAAGGTTGGAATACTTATGGCATGACTGGAGTACAAACTACACCCAAACAAGTAGGTATAGCATCAGATATTAATGGTCATGACATTTTAAAAAGAGTGTATAGCCCAGATGGTAAGTCGCCTACTTTGAATACTATGGGTGGCGGTAATCGTGAACCCAAGGTAGTTTCTGGAGGTGCTTTTCGCGGTAGAGCTTACGATGATAAAGGCAAACGCATGGATAAAAATGGCAACTCGGTAGCTAACAAAACAAAACAAATGTTAGAAATGAGAAAAGACGATAAAGCAAATGCAATAACTACAGTAGGCAAAGATAGTATTGTGGTATCAGAAAAAACTAATCAGATAAATCCTAGTAAAAAAGCTAGTGGCAGACAACCTTACATACAAGACAGAGTCTTTCACAAAGATGGTAAGTCACATGCTTTGACAGAGTCTTTTGCTGACAGAACAAATGTTGGCGAACACAGTGATTTAACTTGGCGGAAACTGACGCCCTTGGAATGCGAAAGATTGCAGACAGTCCCAGACAATTACACTGATCATGTATCAAAGACACAAAGATATAAGATGTTGGGTAATGGTTGGACAGTCAGTGTGATCTCACATATCTTGAGTAATATGGAGAGTCAATGAGAAACCCATACAAGATAGAAGGCCCCGCATTGATTAGTTTCTCTGGTGGTAGAACGTCTGGCTTCATGTTGAAGCAGATAGTAGATGCTCACGATGGTGTCCTCCCAGAAGATGTGCACATAACTTTTGCAAACACTGGTAAAGAAATGCCTGAAACTTTGGATTTTGTCAGAGATTGTGGCGAACATTGGGGCGTCAAGATCAATTGGTTAGAGCTAGAGATAGGTGAAGAACGGCCGATATATCGTACAAAAATAGTGAACTATGAGTCAGCTTCTAGAAATGGTGAGCCCTTCGCTGCTTTGTTAGATAGAAGGGCGTATCTACCTAACCCAGTAGCTAGATTTTGCACAGCCGAGATGAAGATTAGAAGAATGAAAGATTTTATGTGGAAGGTTCAAGGCTACAAACACTGGGACAATATCCTTGGTTTGCGACATGACGAGCCGAAGCGTGTAGCCTCATCGCGTAATGCTTCGACTAAGGAGCGTTGGGATAACTACATGCCTATGTATGAAGCAAAGCATGGGAT